AATTAGAGATAGATTCTTCAAGCTCCTCGGTCTTTTCAATAAATTCATCGCGGGGAACAAGCGCGAGAGAGCCGTCGATTACGAGCTGAAAATTATTAGTATCGGAAACTTCTATTGTTACGCGGATCACCGACGCGGACGCGCTGCCCGACGCAAGCGTAGGCTTGTAAGTTGGTGCCCATGTCGCTATCGCAATAGCCTGTCCCGTTTCGTCGGCAACCGCTATTTCGTGAATCCAGTGGCCGCCTATATCTTCTCGGATAATACCCTCGGCTTGAAGCCACGCCGGATTAACCGGGTCAACCTTTAGAGAATTTAAGGCGAACCTATGCCATTCATTTTTTAGGCTTCCCTGATTAGGATCGAGTGTGTAACCGCCGTTTCCGTTGTCTTGTGTACCGTAACCAACGGCCATTTGGGTAAGTTTTACTGTCTCGCCGCCATTAAACACATTACGCGAAACGGATTTACCGTATGGCGTCAGGATTGAGAAAAAGGTTTGTTCCTCGCTCACAAATAGCTCCTTTGTTGGTGATTATATTACCGCAAACAACTATAAATATAATCACCGACTTCTACCAACACTGTATATATCTTTATATTTTTTATAATATATAATACATCAAATTGTATTATATATTATATCGTTGCTTTTGGGTATACTCTCCCGACTGTAGCCGCATACGTGCCTATACGGTTTTCCTTATTGACAAGCGTAAAAATATTGCCCATCCACATCTTAGGTAATACCCGTGCGCTTTCGGAAAAGTAGTTGCCCGTTGCGCGGCCCTTGCTAACCGTTACGCTCCCGCCGTACCACCTTTTCGGCGTAACCTGCGACGTTACCGCGCCATAACTCCCTGCGGCTTTCCCGTGTAGCAACAACACGTCGCCGCCGAAAGACAGTTTGGGTATCACGCTTCCGGCGACCGCGCCGTAACTCCCCGCCGCTCGTCCGTGTTTTAAAAGAGCCTCGCCACCCAGCCACGCCTTGGGCCGGACGCGCCCCGAAGTAAAGCCTTGGCCGCCGACCGCCCGGCCATGTTTAAGGGGTATGTCAGCACCGGGCCAAAACTTGGGATTTACGCGCCCGGACGTGAGGCCCAAGCCGCCAATCGTCCAAGCATGTATCATGGTTATGGCTTTTTCGTGCCAAATGTGCGGCCTCACGCGCCCCGTCGCCGCTCCGTAGCTCCCCGCGCCCCAGCTATATTTGACATAAGCATCGCCACCCGGCCACCACATCGGGCGGATCGTTCCGAAGTTGACACCTTGCCCCTGCGCCCCGTAGTAGGCGGTAACTTTCCAAGTAGACATTAATATAATATTCCGCAGGTAGGAGCGGACGTTTTTTATGGCGTTTATTAGCTTGCGTATATCCTGCTGAATCGTCGGCGACGCTCCGCGAACGCTGGTATCTATTGCAAGGTCAAATTCATGGTGTTCCATGTGCGTACCGAGCAAATCGGCGTCAAACCATTCTATCAAAAAGGACGGCATACCAAGAAATTCAGGGACGGCTTTCATTGCCCAAACTGTGCCCTTGTGCCAATGCAACATAATGGCGTGTTTCACAAGGGCGCGTTTATCTTCAAGCGATTCCGCGAATTGGTAGCCTTCATAGTAACCGATATTCCACTGCTCGGCCAAATCGTCAAGTTGTTGGCGGTCGAGTTCGTCTATTCTCGAATATACCAACACCGACTTCACGCGCTCGTCAAAGCCGGTGAAGAGCTTATCAAGACACTCGGAGGCCGCCAAGAATTTAGGATCATCTTTTACGCTCAACGGCAGCAGGTCATTGAATTTGAAATCTGATAGGTTCGGGTTAGTCATTTTCCACCCCGCCGAAAGCGACTTCGCGGCTATTGAACCGCGCAACCGTAGTGCGCCCTAATTCCGTAAATTCTATACCGCTTATTTCAACGCGCTTTGCGCCAGCGGCAAGGCATAACTGTATAAGCCGGTCAGGATTCACATCGCGCCCTATGCGCCCGATTTGCCACGCCTCGTATTCAGCAACGGCGGCGTTTACCCGTTTTTCTATGGCTTCAAATTGTATGGCTTGCTCGGTAGTTATAAACCAAGTAACGGCATAGTCTATTTCAAAGGTATCTACCGGCAAAACGTTCACCTTGTCGGTCAGCGGACGTATTTTTTCATCATTTAGGGTATCGGCTACGGCTTCTAACTCCGGCCCGTCCGCTTCCGGTATTGCGCCGCCTTTGAGCATAACAATTACATCTACCTCGCCCAGCCGCTCGCCGCCCCGATCCTCCGGGCCGCTTATTGACACGTCGGCAACATTGCCATGAGCGGTAAGCGCCCAGTAGGTATAAGACAGCCGCGCCCCAGCCGTCGAAAACTGCCCAGGGGCCATACGTGCCCTATTACGCAAGGATTCATCATCCTCAACGTCCGAACCACCCTCCGAGGCCACCACGTTCACCACCGAAGATACCAGCGCTGTTGAGTCAACGGGGCGGCTTATTTGGCCTTTCAGGAAGCCGTTACCCTCCGCGCCGTAAGTCAGGCACGTAGCCGACACTTCAACGGACAGTTCTCCGGCAGGGATTATAGCGAGTGAATCGGTTGCAAAGAATATTTTCCCGTCGCCCGTCGCCCGTCTGCCCTGCGGTATGGCTACCGGCCGCGTTAGCGGCGCTTTTACGCTATATTTTAAGCGTGTTTTAGCGGCGGAGGCCTCCAGCCTGTACACGCCTAAAAGGGCCGCGAGAGCGTCTAAATACGCGCCGGTGGCGCTCTGTAAAAAGTTTTGTTTCTGCGTCCAATCAATCACGTTGTTTTGCGCTGATATTACCGCCGCCAGCGTTGAGAGGAGGAGGCGCACCGGGTCACCGGGATAGAGTACGACGTTTTGAATACCCTCGTACATAGATACTACGGAAGATATAACCTCTGCGGCGTCCATGCTCGCGAGCTTATTTTGGCGGTCTACAATGTCGGCCAACGCCTCAATGAACGCCGTTGAATCGCCCTCCGCTTGCTCCCATAGGCGCGTAAACGTCGCCACCACCTCGGCGCGGTCTATGTGGCCGAGGGCGAAGAGCGGCAGGTTATAGAACCTATCGGCGTTGTCGTCTAATTTTGTAAAACGGCTGTCGTTCATAGTAATACGCCTTCCTTTATTCTAAAATGCACCACCGGAATAAGTTCCCCGGCGTTTAGGTTGCTACGCTCAAAATCTATGCCCGTAATCTCCGCTCTTGGCTCGTATTGCGCTATTTGATTAGTTAGATCTATTGACAGGTTAGCCACGGCGATATTTTCCGGCTGGTCTATGATGGCCGTATTAATACCAAATTGCCGGTCAAGAAATAGGCTACCGCGCCACGTCGTAATGATCGTTCTAATATTTTGGGCGATTTCACGCTCCCCGCCGACAGCTATTTCAATGTCTGTCAGCGGTCTCCCTATAACTTCATATTCGTTAGGTGTCATAATTAAAAGAATCCTGTTTTATTTGTTGAACCTGCCGGCCCTTTACCAGTTCCCGGCAACCTGTCCGGGCCGCCTTTACCCGTTTCGCCCCTGCGTAGCTCATCCTCGCGGAGTTTCTGCGCGGCGGCGGTGGGCATAGATGACACATATTCGCGCAAGGTTAGTGTAACGCGCATACAAGCCGGGCGGCCATGCGCCCAGTGTGTTTCCTCACCTTCAAGGCTTCGGATTGTCCATTGTTTGTAGTTCTTTCCGTTCAAAAATATGAGTTGCGGTCTCCCGCCCAAACAGGCCTTTTCGAGCCTCTCATAACAAGCGAGCGGGTCAAGGCAAAGGGCTACGTGCAAAAATATTTCAAATTCCATGTCTCTCAAATTCCGTCCGGTAAACTCCGTAACCGGCGCACCGTTGATTATATCGTGATCCACAAAACGCGCCGACGCTTTGAGCGTCCGGTTTTGGTATGTCTGCGTAAATATCGATGACGCAAGAAAAATAATTGCGGAATTTTCCATAGCCCTCTTTACGTCGGCAATAAGGGTCGCGCCGGTAAAACTACCGTCAAAGTCGCCGATATAGCCTACGAATGGCGTTTTTGATAGTATCTTGGCAAGCGCAACGTCTTTTACAATGTCAGGTATTGCTGGCACGATCATAATAACCTCCAACTATGTTGCGACGGTATTGCCGCCGTGTGGCAAACCTGTTACCGGACAAATGGGTATAGCATTAAATGGCCCGCTGGTCGCGTTCGGAGCAGCAGGGGCCATTTTAGCCAACTTAAATACCCCTAATGGCGATACCGTCATATTACCGGTCGAATTAATATCCATGTTTCCGGTAGATTCTACTTTAATATTGCCGGTGGCCTTTATATCTATATTGCCGGTAGCCTCCACCTTGATATTTTTTGAAGTTTTGACCGTTATATCGCCATCAGCCGTTATTTTTATGAAATCCTTTACCGTTGCGTCTACAGAGCCGTCCGCGCCGTCATTGCCATCCACCGTAATCAGCACGTCGCCCTTTATATTGGCGGTCAAAAGGTGTTCTTTCCGGTCATATTTTAACCGCGTCCCGTCCTTGTATTTTGTATAATAAATATCCTGCCCGCTCTCCGGCGGGGTGTCTTTTTCATTGAACGCAGACCCGAACGTAAAGCCAGCTATGCCCGTTATCGGGTCATAGCCCAAATAAAAACACAATATCATCTCATCAACGTCCGGCATAAAGTAGTGTTGGTTGTCATACGTCTGTAGCTGAACAACCTGTAGCCAATAGCTTACAAGCTCGTCGGCATCAGGGAATTTGACCCGCACCATACATTTTTCGGGGTCGGTCTCTACCACCTCGCCGGGACGAAAAAGGTTTTTAATATCCAAGTATGCCTCTCAATGTTAGTGTTGATTTGTAGCCGCTCGACTTACTATATTCGTGCGTGATTTCTTCCAGGTTCCATATTACTGAATCATAGCGACCGAATCCATAGACGTTTAGGTTCATTCCGCTGTAAAGGTCAGGCCTCCCCATCATTGTCAGTGTTCCCCGCACCTGCCGCATATTCTTACTGCGAAGCGCGGCCCTTGCTACCTTTTCAGCCTCTCCTATGTCCTTTACCGGCTGGTTTACTTTGAGTATTTGCCCGACTTCCGGGTCAGGAATATCGCCCTTTTCGCTGTCCTTTTTATCTCCCTTTACATCGTCAGAGTAAAATATATACTCTATCAGTTCCCTCTTTTTGGGGTCATAGTATTTGACCTCGCAAGCGGCGTAAATATCGGAGCTGTTCATGCTAAACTCAAAAGACTCTACGCTGCCGCCAGAATGAACAATTTCTACTTCTGGCTTCTCGGCGTCAAACTGTTCACCCTGAAATATTATTATCCACTTGTCGGTAATCTTTATCATAAGTCCGGCATATTCACAAATATCAATAAGCAGGGACAAGTCGCTTTTGCTCTTTTGCTCCCACCTGTCCATTGTCGGGTTGTAGTCGGAGAACCACTTCAACTCAAATCCATGTTTAGAGGTTACATCCTCCGCAATCTGCTTTATTGTTATGTTCTCCCACGCCTTTGTATTCTGCTGTCGGCGTATACTGTTGCCTATTCCTACCGATATGGCCGACACCTGAAATATGCTCGGAGGCGAAGAGCTTGTAATATCGTCTACTTCAAAGCCTCCGCAATCTCGTTCAAATTTATCCCCATTTTCAAACCAATTAAAGGCTTTGATTTTACCCTCAAGCGTTGCGCCACGGTCAGGCATCCACTCGTCGCGCCATATACCGTCTACATCTTGGAATGTTACGCTAAGTTCATCCATTTTGTTAGACAAAGTCCGATCCACATATCGGAAGCTCTCCAAAAAAGGCGCAACGTCGGCGCTAATATCCACATTGTCATACTTCAAATCGATGATTACTTCACGAGGCGGCGTTGTCATACTCTCCTCCTTGCCCACGGCGGTAAAGGCGAACTCGTCATTCCGGGTGGCAGTTGCGGTAACCGCAAAGTCAGTCCGGACGGTAAATATATGTATTTCATATATTCGGGATTTGCTTGTAATATCAAATGGCCGAGCTTATCGCTCCCGTACCATTTCAGGGCAAGCATATCCCAAGTATCGTTCTGATCTGTTGTTATCGGCCAAAATTTCATGCCATAGCCACCCGTCTATCGTTGTAATCTTGCCTATCGATTGTTCGTTTAAACTCGGCCATAGCCTTTGAGAGCGCTTCATTTATCGCCGATTTGATTGTGGATGGGTCACCGCCGCCAGTAACGTTTATTGTCGGGGAAAAATTATATGACCCGCCCTTTATGTTGCTTGTATTATTCGTTACGCTCGACGCTTTACCCATTAGCCCGTCCAACGGCGGAAGCGCTTTCGGCGCGGCGGCTTCAAGGTCGGGCAATACCGGGGCGGCTTCGCGAATGATTTGAAGCTGCGGCGCGGCGGCTTCAAGGTCGGGCAATACCGGGGCGAGCTGTCTTATTAGTTCTGCGGCTCTTTTGGGTTTTGTCAGCGGGATCACCATTTCCGGCTTGCCGTCCTCGGCCACCAGCGACGGCTCTGTCGCGATACCGCCATTTCCGAACGTCTGTATCACTCCTTTGGCGGCACTGCTTGCCGCCCCTCCTACGGCCTTTGCAATACCGCCTATAGTCTTGGCGGCCCCACCCGCAAAATTTAAGACGCTCTCCGGCAACAGTTCTTTTACCGCGTTCTTCACGAGGCTTGCCGCGCCCTTTAATACCGAAAGAACGCCGTCGATGAATTTCTGAATCCAATCTTTGCCGGTCTGTAGAATATCGACACCCGTAATTGCCCTTAGTGCTTCATTTAAAAGGCGCGGTATCAGTGTAATCAATCTTGTAAATACGTCTCTTATGCCGTTGAGGAATCCTCCCGAAAATGAATCTTTTATGCCCATAAGCTCGCCCAAGAAGAACCCCTTAATAAACTGTACGCCGTCAGCGAAAACATTTTTTACGGTGTCGAATATGCCGGCCACGGTGTCGGCTATCGGCGACAACCACGCTTTCACTGTGCCTATCACATCTACACCGGTAATGGCTTTTATGGCGTTGTTCAGCAGGTTAGGAACGAATGTAACTATCCCCATAAACACGTTGCGTATACCGCTTGCTATGTTGCCGAGGGCGTGAAGCCAGCCCTTACCTATGCCGACAATGTCAAAACGCATGACGGCCCTCGTAAGGTCGCCAAAGGTATCAGCGAACATCTTAGGTATGCCCTTTATGGCCTCCGAAGCGCCGGAAACGAGACCGCGAAACCACTTTTTGCCTATGCCCAGCAGGTCAATGTTGAATACCTTTTTTATCATTGCGTTCAGGAGCGACACAAGATTAAACTTGACTATTACGGTTGTTATGCCGCTCAATAGCCCGATAAACGCATTTTTTACGCCGGTGGCGATTACTGTAAAGACACCGGGGAGCGCGTTCCACACGTATTTTATAGCCGAAACTACACCGTCTATAAAGCCGCTTGCCCACTTCGCGGCAACGGCTATTAAATCGATCCCCGTAACGGCCTTTATTACATCGTTGGCCATACGAACAAACAGGGTCGGTATTCTGCTTACAATTTCGCCGATTCCGCGAAAAAAGCCGTTGCCGAAAGCGTCTTTTACGGCGGCAAGCTCGCCGCTGAAAAATGACTTTATGGCGTTGCCGACAGCAGAAATAAACTCGCCAACGCGCTTTATACCGGCGCTGACTATGTCCATTCCCAATATTGCCTTTACAACGTCGGCCCCCATCCTTATAAACATCGTCGGAACACTCACCACTAACTCAAATATACCGTTTAGGAAGCCGCTTCCAAATGCGTCTTTGATATTATTAAATTCCTTTACAAAGAAATCGGCTATGGCCCCGATCCCAGTATCAAGTATGCTCCATATCGCGTCAACGGCGGGAGAAATCCACGCCTTAACCGCGCCGATTATATCAATACCGAATATCGCCTTTACGATCTCGTTCCCCGCTCCGATTATCATTTGCGGGATAGTGAACAGACTGCTAAATATAAACTTCCCTATGCCGGCGAAAAAGCCTCTTATATCGCCTGAAATGAGCGCTTGTATGGCTTGTATCGGGCCAAGTACAATGTTTTTTATCGGGGCCATTATGCCCTGCAACCATCCCGGCAACCGGCCAAATACCCCTATTATATCATCAAATAAATCACTGAAAAATATCGGTACGGTGGTAGTCAGGTTCTTAAAGAAGTAGACTACGCCGTCCCAGTGTTTTATCAGCATATAGGCGGCCACCCCTAACGCCGCCACCGCCGCGACAACGGCAAGCACCGGCAGGGACAGGCCGCCGATTAAACCGATTACGGCCTTAATGCCTCCGAGCTTTGCGACTATGGCCGCTATTTGAATCCCAAGCGCAATCATCGACGCGACAAACGAGGCGGTCGCCGCTACCGCGCCCATGAGCGAGAACGCAATCCCTATGGCTTTAAGAGCGAGAAACGCCTTGCCCACCTTTTTCAGTACTTCCACAAGGCCGCCGTTCTTCTCTATCCACTTGCCTATGTTGTGGATAAATTCGACAACGGAATCTTTAAGCCCTATAATCCCGTCTTTATTTTCCTTTAGCCACTTTATAATATCCTGAATAAACTCGTTGACCTTTTGCCCGATAAGTTCCCGGTTGGTCGTGATCCACCCGACAACGGCGTTATTGACCCTTGTCAGCGGTTCGTGCAGTTGTTGCCCTACTGCAATAGCCAGCCCTTGGGCGGCGGCCTTTAGCTCGCCCCAGCTACTCATAAAGGCTACCGCCTTTTGACCGGAAATATCGTCAAAAACAACGCCGAGGCGCTGCGCGTCGCCCATGAGTTTCTGAATACCGGCGCTTCCCTGTTCTAACATAGGAATCATTTCTGTACCGGCTTTGCCGAACATCAGCGTAGCCAACGTATGTTTTTCATTTTCGTCGGTGAGTTTTTTAAATGCGTCCGCGGACTCTAATAATAGGCGGGTTCTGTCCTTTACCCGCTTGTTTTCGTCTCGTAGGTTCAGTATTCGCTTGCCATTTATGAATAAGTCTGTTTTGCCCTTTATCACTTGTTGCTGTATAACGCTGTTGAGCTTTCCCATTGTACCCGCAAATTGTTCAGCAGATAGGCCTGACTGCGTCGCCGCATACGACATCTCGCTAAACTGCTGTGTCGTAACGCCTATTTTCGCCGCGCCCTTAACTGCGTCATCGCCCATTTTCGCGGTTTTGTACGCGAGGCCATAGACAGCTGTTCCGGCCAGCGCCCCGACTGTTATAATTTGCTTTAGCGGCCCAACAACGGAGTCTACTACTTTGCCCCAAGCCGCGCCCATTTTATCGGCGGCCCCAGTGAAGTTTTTTACTGCGTCGTCATACTCTTTTGACAGTTTGCCCAACTTCATGGCATCGTTAGACTTCTTGGACAGCTTCTCTATTTCAGCCGCCGCTTGGCTATTTGCAGTCTTAAAAGACGGGGACAGTGCCCCGCCTATCGCAAACGCCAACTCAAGAGTCTTTTTGGTGTTAGCCATGATTATTCTCGTCGGATATGATTACATTGTTTGTTACCCTTGCCCAAGCATACAGTCGATTAAGGGGCAGCTTCAAATACTCTACGATTGATGTATAGGTGGCTCGCGCAAGACGAACCACCAGCTCCATCAGTCCGAAGTGGTCTCGGAAGCTGCACCCATTAAAAAACCTTGCGCCTTTAGCGTAAGCACAGTACAGTCAACCATAGAAAACTCGCGCAACTCGTTGATGGTTATACCAGCTGCGCGGGCTACTACGTGCATTAAATACGTTTTGGAAAACTCGCTAATGTTCGCCCCTATGCGCTCGCCCTCGGCAAGCCTTGCGATATTTTCCATGTCTGCACCGGTAAGAGCCTCAAAGTTTAGCGTCAGTTCGCTATATTCCTTGCTTCCTACCTTTACTTTCTTTTGAAGCTTGTACTTAAATGACGACCCCTCGCTCACCTCGTCCAACAGCGACTGGGCGGCTTCTACTTTCTTATCCATGATTGCCTCCTATTACGGGTTATGGTGAATGGCCCCGCGTTTGCAGGGCCGTAGTATTACAAACCAATGGCACTACGGACGCTCGACAGGAAATCTTCCCCACCGACAATGTGCTTAAAGTTGAATTTATCAAATTCCCTTTGAAGTACGCCGTCTACCTCCTCCTTGATGTAGATCACGTTAAACTCAAGCGACCTGCCCTGTAACTCGCCCGGATTCATCGTGCCCAAGTTGTCGCCTTTGCATTGCGCCTTAACGACTACAAGGTGTTTTGCAACTTCGAGTTTACCCGTGCCGGCGTTGAGGTGTTGGATCGCGCCCCAAAACTCTATGTTTTGGTATTGCTGAACCAACAGTTTGTTTAGGTCTGAAACGGCAACGCGGAAGTTTACCGTCATTACCATGTCTTGGGTATGGCCAAGCACGGGCATATCTGAAACGCCGCCAATACCTGCGCCTTGGATAGTCTGCGTGACCATCTGAATGTTCGGGAGGGCGACGTCTACCGTCCCGATTTGGCGGCCACCCTCCAAGTACATTTGGTAGTCCGTCAGCATTTGAGGTACTCTGTTGCTCATATTAGCTCCTTATGAAAAGATATTCTGTAAAAGGTACGGGTCAAACTCCAAATCAAACTTGATGAGCTGCGCGGGCAAAATAAGCCCCAACATGACATGGAAGCTAAGCGTTCCGGCCAATAGGGACAGCACGTCATTATCTTCCGGCCTTGCCGTGATTGAGCTTCCGGGAGCAAGCGCACCTATGGCCATCAGCGCGTTAAGATTCAACTGCTCGCTGTTCGCAATAGTTTGAATCAGCCGGTTATTGTTCGGATCGTCAACCTTTTGCCACCACGTCAAAACAAGGCGGTTGCCGTACCAAGCCAACATTCTACGGCTCGATATGAAAGAGTCTTTACTGTCCGTATTGCCCGGATAGGCGGCGGTGTACCCACCCCACAGCGTATTGCCCAACGTGAAGTTGAATACGGTTGCAATACCATTACCGCGCAAGAGGTTGGCCTGTTGGAGCGTCAACGATATTTCTTTGCCGTCTGCGTCAACCACTGCATTGATCTGTAGCGCAGTATTGGACGGGTTGCTATACGGTACATCGTTGCGCATCCTATCCTCGGCGGCGGTCGCTCCTGCGGCGTGGCTCGACAGGTTCATTATCCTCGACCCAAACTTGACTTTGGGCCAGCATAAGTAATGGTTCTTGTCTGTAAGCCCGACCCGCGCCTTGTACTCTGGAACATCGGTATATTTATTAAGGGTGTCAGTCGGCAAGTCTGCATACGCTACACATTTGAACACGCCGTTGATACCTTCGCACTTGGCCCCCATAATCATTGCTACGGTCGGGTCTTGGGAGAAGTTAGGCGCAAGCAAAATGCCCGGCACCATCTGGAATCTTGGGAATGCGAGTTCAACAAGCTCAAGACCGGACGTAATACCGGTAGATACGTCATAACCGCCGATAATATCGTCAGGAGTTACAAGTTCCGGCGCGGCGTACCTATAAGACGCTGTGAACGTTTTGCCGGCAGTAATAGCCGCTTCAAGAGCGCTCTCCTCAATAACCGTAATCACGCCAGTTATCTTGTTGATGGTGTAATCCGTGCCCTCTGTGTAGGCGGTGTTCTCCGCGTCTTTAAGGGTAATGGTGTTGAGAATGTCTCCGACGCTTAGCGTAGCCGTGTCCAACAAGAACGTTACAACCTCGTCGGTCTTTGTCTTATAGTGCTTGGTCGGGTCAAAGACGTTCGCGAAGATTACCGGCGCTTTCCTATACATAGTAAAGGAAGTGAACGCCACCTCGCTTAGACCCCATTTAGCAAAATCATCACGCGCCGCCATGATACCGAGATTCTCTCCGGCCTCGCCGTCAGTAAAACACAACACTATATTACCCGGCATGGCCTTTGTCCTTACATCGGGGTCGGCGATACGGTGAATGGGTGCGCACCCAAACGCCATAGGGATCGAAGCATCGACCCTTGGGGACGGCACAAGTGATGTAGGGACTTGATTGACGCTTATTCCATAGTCTACGGACATATTTTACCTCGCTTTCTTCCTACCGGTTAAGGACAGTTTCTTGATTTTGTTGCTGGTCTGCGACAAATCTGAATCGCTTTTCGCCAGATTATTCATGAAAGCCGGAGCTTTCGCGACAGGGACAAAGAACCTCGCGAGTTCGGGGTCAGCCTCAACGCGCTGGGCAATGTCTTTCGGCAAGCCGTTTGAATATATCGCGCCTTTCAGCAATAGAAACGCGCCGCCTTTTTCTGCCAACGTCGGCCCCAAGTATATCACCTTTTCAGGCTTTTTGGGAGGCTTCTCCACCGGACGCGCCGGGGGAGGTGTCTGTTGACCCTTGCTCTTTTCTTCTGACATATTGTCTCCTTTGTCAGTTGTTAGGTATTGATAGGATTTATGACTGCCGCCGCTTTGAACGTCGCAACAATTGCCGCACCGTAAAACGGGTGATCGTGTAATCCAGCGTCATAGATTGAACCAAACTCTTTTTGGAGGCCGACCGCTCTTGTTATCGAACCCTCGCGCCACCATTGTTTATCTGCCCAAAACCTCTTTTTGACCAAAGTTAAATATACTCTATCCATCATATTCATAATGTCTTTATAGCCGAACTTTACCTCTACTTGGCTATCCTTGCTGTACACGCCGCACAAGATACCGACTTTAGACTCTACTGTTTGCCCGTTTCCCTTTGTGTCGGTAAATTCATCTTCTAAGTACCCTACAATCACAAATGGGGGGTCGTCCCCGACCGGCTCGGAATCTTCGGTGGTGTCTAATATTTCCTCCACCTCCGTTTCTGTCCCATTGTCCCCGACCAGCTCGGAATCTTCGGTTGACACCGGTGTTGATTCCTTTGGCGGCGCATGGCCAATCCATATATTAGGGGCTACTGTTTTGTTGCCCTCTTCGCTGTTGGGCTTATCATATTTGAAGTCCGCGAAGTCTTTTCTAAGCTCCTCGGCAATATCTTCAAGTAACAGAAACGGTGATTCCATTTTATTTCGCCCCAATCGTACCGAGCCACGCCCCGGCCTCTTTGATAAATTGATTTTCAAATTCTTCCTGAATCATCGGCGCTATTTTGTCGGGAATACCCGTTCTTTCCGAGGCGGCCATTCCCGGCGTCGATTTTGTAAAGAGTTCATCAATTTTTTCTCTTTTTATAGGGCCTTTCTTGCCCTGACGCTCAGTATGTTCATCCCATAGGCGGCGAAATATTCCAACATGGCCGCTTTTCATTTTTCCTACAAATATACCCTGCCGAAACGCCACATTGTGTCCGGCAAGCATAACCGACACACCGCCCCTTGTTTTGCCTATCATGGGCGTTCGCGGTGTAACTTTAGCAAACTTAAAGAGCGGCACGTTCGGCCCGCGCAGTATTGCGGCGGCTAATAGGTGTCCTTGTCCGCGCAATGCCCTTTTTAGGCGAAAGTCCCTTATTTCATCTTTTTTAACGCCCCATTTGTTGGGCACTTCTCGCTTTACAAGATACCTAATTCTTGCGGCGGCTTTATTTATCGCCACCTCCATTGTGTCAATAAAGCGTTCGGGACACTCCCGCACAAATCGCTGAACGATTGGGTTGTTGACCAGTTCTGTAGAGAGGTTAATCATGCTATCGTCCTTGTCAGTGTAATGATTAGGTGTCCCAACGGCCTTTTTACTTCGTGTACCGTCCACTTCCTTTTGTCGCTATCAAGGGCTACCTCCGACCTAACGCCCGGAGGCGGGTTAAAATCGGTATCTTTACAGTATACTACCTTTATTTCCCCGTTTATTCCTTGCGCTCGATATTGTTGTACATCAACATTAGCGTCCTCCGCAATTATCAATTTCTTGCCGTTCCAAGAGCAAACCCGCCCGAATACGTCAGGGTCTAACAGCACCTTGGCGAAGTCCTCGCGGATTTGCTCTTTGAAACTATTCATTGATTCGCCGCCGCCTCTTTAAGGAGCGTCGCCAAATCATCGCGGGAAGCCGTTTTCTTGAATACTATAGCCCTCAACGCTAATTCCTGCGCCAGCTCGTCGCGGGTCATCTTGTCGAAGTCTAACACCACACCGGCAAGCGGGTTTGTGTCGTCCTTACCCTCCGTAGTAGGCGGCGTTGCGGCTTTCGCGGTAACTTCGCCCTCCGTAGGCTCGGCGACACCCAAGGCAACCAAACGCTTGCCGTCCGTCTCGCCCATCTCTAGCACCTCGCCGGTCTTACAAACCGCTTTATCGTGCCTTATCGGGCCATTGGTAATCTTAATCTTCATGGTCTATCCTTTCAAAAGATTGGGGCCTGACTATAGCGGCTTCGCCTACCCCTGCTTTTTGTGGATTATGTCCACGGTTATACAGACCGCGAGACACCGCTTCCACTTGTTATTAAAGCACCGTCGCCACCGTAAAGGCGTCAACCTGATAGAGGTTCGGCATCGGCGCGGACTCCAACTGTACAAACCGGGCCGACCCGTCATCCTCTTCCCAAGACCACGGGAAGCGCGGGAGCGGTCGGAGCGCTTTAAGGTTTTGGATAAGGCCGTAATTAAACGTAGCCCTTGCTCTTGTACTACCGAGCAATACCTTGTTGTCCGGCATAAGCGGCTCATCTTCCCCGGTGATGGGGTTAGTTGACCACTCGTTATACGTGTACAGTGAAACCGGGCCGGTCGGCAACAAAAGATCGCCGCAATAACTAATACCTTCCGGCTGGCTTTCGGCTGTGATTAAACCTAACCGGATTCTGTTGTTGTCGAGACGCTCCTTAACTTTAGCGTTGTTCAGGATGGCCCAATATACCTCGTTGCCTATAACGCAAACGTCAGGAGCAATCCCGCAACGCTTCATTATATCAAGCCGCCACTCGTCAAGGTCTTTCATGGGGTCGG